GTCATTCTTATTTACTGGCGATGCTGAGACAAAAAGTGAAAAAGATATGGTTGCAGCACACGGCTCTAACCTAAAATCTGATGTATTAAAACCTGGTCATCACGGAAGCAAGACCTCTTCCTCTCAACCATTTTTAGATGCAGTTAAACCAAGCATCGCTGTAATCAGCGCCGGTGCAGGTAACCGATACGGACATCCAACACAAGAAACTTTAGCTAAGTTATCTGCAATGTCTGTTAAGGTATATAGAACTGATTTAAATGGAACAGTAGTTGTTAACAGCGATGGTTCGAATATTTCTGTAAGAACGGAGAGATAATTATGAAAAGAGGTATTATTGACCGTTTTGAAGGAGAATTAGCAGTTATTGAAATTAATAACTCAACAATTGATGTACCTAAATCTAAACTCCCTTCTACTGCAAAAGAAGGTGACGTTCTTATTATCGAAGATGATAAGTATACAATCGACAAGAACGAAACAGATAAAAGAAGACGTGAAATTCAAGATTTAATGGATAAACTGTTTGAATAATAAATTTTAAAATTAAACATATCTATGTGAAAAAGCCAGCTCATACAAGCTGGCTTTTTCCATTACTTCACATACACATAGGCTTCATTAGCTGTTACATAGTATGTTTTACCCTGGCTGTTGTGTACTTTATATTGTGACGATCCATTGACACTTACTTTCGCATCAATAGTGAATCCTAACCCTGCACCCACAGAACCCGCAACATCTTTATCCTGCCAAGATGGAACATCATAGAAACGTAGATTGTTAACTTTTGAAACAACACGCTTCCCTACAATTGAGGAATCCACCGTGCTTTTCTTACTAAACTTAACATAAGATGGATCATTTTTAATCCATTGCTCTCCTCCAAGGTTTAACCAACCATCCTTTTCGCCCCACACAATATAAGTTTCTGGCTTGTTTAATTGGCGAATTTTAGAATAGCTTGTACCCGGTCCCTTACGTAAGTTCACGTTGTCCCCTTCAATAATAGCAATTCCATCTGTTACAGCTGTTGGTACTTCTACTGGTTTAGATGGCTTCTCAGGCACAGAAACTTCCACACTAGAGTTATTGTATGATCGTTGTACATCAGCACGGAATTGAGCCTCTGACACGCCATGAGACTTTAAATAATCAAGTGGATCTTCATGATCTGTTCCACCAAGGTATTTCGTTACATCGTAGTGAGTCCATAATCCTTTTTCTACAGATAATCCACGATCACGTAGAATTTTAGTCAGTAACTTCACATATTTATCATAGCTGCGTTTGAATTTATCGTAGTCTGCCGTTTCACATAATTCTACATGAACAAATCGTTTGTTTGCACCTGGTCCTCCGCCATAAGCAATGTATTTAGTATCAGCAATTTGAATCGTTTCATTCCAGTCTACTGCATAGTGAACAAATGCATTTCTCCACGTACGAGTTTCGTATTTTTGAATATTAATAGCTGGAGCTTCTGGAGTTGCTGTGCTATGCGCCACAACGCCCTCATAAGCACCTACGCCATAACGGTATGGTTGTTTTGGTAAATCAGGAATAATAAGCGTTCTATCAGCCAAAGCACTTGTCGCAATGGTTAATACTAAAATAGCTGCAAAGACTACAGAAGAAATATGTTTTAATGTCTTTTTCATTTCACATCATCATCCTTTTTAATAATTTTTGTGTGGTCAAATAATCCACTTGCTGACAGCCCAATGATGATCCCTCGAAATACATTTGTTTTTATATCTCCGCCCAAAAATAAAACGCCTAGCACAATGCCAAGCGTTAAATTCAATAACGGAACATATTTTGTTTGTAATCCAATTGTTTTCCCAATTTGCGAAAGACCTACTACAATGCCAATCATTACTGTAATTTCAAACATTACACACCACCTCCTTTCAAGAAGAAAGTAAGAGCTGCCCCAACAAGTCCGCCCACAATAAGTCGTAATATCCATGTGGTATTGGCACTGATTTTATCTAGCTGTTTATTGATATTGATAATGTCTTTTTCGTTACCGGTTGTTCGCATCTCTAAACCTTTAATTTCTAAACGAATGTCCTTGATATCTTGCTTGATATCTTGAACATCGCTTCTTACTTCTTGTAATCCTTCCACTTTGACCACCTCATTTCAAAATAAAAAGAGAGACTCTTGTCCCTCTTTCGCAAATACTTTTACACTCACACCCTAAATTCCACCTTTGAGTATCAATCCCAAAACTGCCATAACTATAGCGCTAATAACAAGTCGTAAAATCCATGTGGTATTCAGACTGATTTTTTCTAATTGTTTATTGATTGTAGAAATATCTTTTTCATTTATAGTTGTACGAGTTTCTAGGTTACGAATATCGCGCATGATTTCTTTTTGTTCTGCTTTTAGGCTATCGATTTTTGCATATACGTCTTCCATACATTCACATCCTTTTTTCGAAAAATCTTAATAAAGCAATCTCTATATCCTATGAGACAACCCTATTCGTTGTGAATTTATGAAGGACATTTTTATACCAAAGCCGTATTTTGTTCAAAATAAAAACAGCTTATAGCTGCTCTGGTTTCTCATTTATTAATTTTTGGACTAACTCTTCTAATGTTGCTATTTTGTTGTTCATTACTGTAATTTCTTCGTTATGCTTTCTCTCCATTTCTTGTATTTTCTCATTTTGATTTTCTTCATGCTCTTGTAAAGCTTTTATCGTTAATGATACGTATGAATACAAGTGAATTCCTTTCCCACTTTCATCCACAAATGCTTCATCAGATTCATCTACAATTGCCCCGTAGTACGTTTTGATAGCTTCCTTTGTCAATGGAGGATCATTAGGATCTTTTTCTTCTCTCATACGGTAAAGCTCGTTTACCGCATTCTTGTAGTTGAATTGTCTGATTCTAAGGTTTCTAATTTTTTCTAAAGCGGAAAATGCTACGTCACGAATATTTGATTTATATTCACGTAGCGAAGGACTCATAAAGTTACCTTGAACAGCACCCCATCCGTTTTGAGTAACAGATGACTTAACTTGGAGAACTCCGGTATACCCTGCTACACGGCTATTACGTAATGTGATATTAGGTAATCTTAAATCTGCATCTGAGCTATTATCTTCGATTGCTAATGTAGATTGATATAGCCCGCTTTTGCCTCTTCTGAAATACCAGTTTCCATTTCCAGCATAAAGAGCATGATAGTCGTTTGCGTGTAGAACACTAATTCCGTTTCTGTTAAGCTCCCAAAACACAGATTTTCTTATCTCACTATCAACTATGTCATCAGTAATACCAATGTTCGCACTAGCCTGAGGCCATCCGGTCCCCATTTGAGATATAAATAAAGTACCTTCAGGAGCGCTAGTTTTTTCATCTGATCCTAAGATGAAAGTGGGTTGTACTGCACCGTCTCGTCTTCGGTAATATCCAAGGAACGCTCTAGGAACACCACTTTCATATAGACGTAAAAATTGATCGTCTAGGCTTACATAGTTATTGGTATTTGATGTTCTAATTTGGCAACCACTTAACAACCCAGCTTTAATCCAATCTGCGTTAACTTTGCCAACTAAATCTATTCTTGCCGCATTTAGCTTAATATTTTCTTTACTCATATTGAATGCTGCAATGACATCATTTTCTTTTACTGATATGCTAACGCCCTTTTCAGTTAGCTGAAGGCGACTTTCCATATCTCTTACATATCCTGAGGTAGCAAATTGCCCATTCGCTTGTTCTTTTGTATATACTTCTGTTGTTTTAGCTGATGCATTTATACCTTTTTCATTAATAGAAAAGCGGTTATCAATGAGAGTCATTTTCTGATTGTATTGTTCAGTCGCAAGCTTGTTCGCTAACTCTGCAAGTAGATCTTCTTTGTTTTTATTAACCGTATTCTTTAAATCAGGAATCTTAAATCCAGCAACATAATCTTCAACTTGCTTAATCTCAACTTTACCTTCAAGTGCTTTTGCAGTATTTTCCCATCCGGCTTTCGCCTCTTGTAATTGTCTTCCTTGTGCTGTCTGTGTATCTTGTATCGATGAGACATTTTGTTTAATGGTGGTTGCATCTTTTTCTACAGTAGCAACACGTTTATCAAATCCACTTTGGCTATTTTCCACTTTTGTTATTGTTTCTTTGATGCCATCCACACTTTTTGTAATTTCATTTGTTTTCTTCGTAAATTCATCATTTGTTACTTGGTTTTCTGGGGCTGGCGTCCAATCCTGCGGCTTATTCCCTTTATATAGAGCAACCCATTCTACAGTAGCTTTTGTAGTATTACTTGGAGAGTTATATAAACTTAACTTTCGTTCATTCCCACTTGTAGCCGCAACAGCTTTGAAGGTTACATAAGTTATTCCATTAGCGTAAACACTTGTTGCATATCCAAAATTACTAGACCCACCATTCATCCAAATACCAAACTTTTGACCTGCAGGTACACTCCCTTTAATTACAAAAGTATATTCCTCACCTGCAACAAAATTTTCAGTTAGAGAAAATACATTGATTAAATAATCTGTTTTTTCGTATTTAGCATTTGAATCTAATAACAGATTACGTCCACCAGCCTTATCGCTATTAACCTTTGTTTCTACAGTTGTTAATTTTTCACTAATCTTTCCTGCTTGCTCTGTAATTTCAGTTGTTGTTTTCTTGAGATCATTTGTTGTTTGCTGCACATAAGTAATCGTCTTTTTTGTACCTTCCACAGTTTGCTCAACGGTATTTAATTTATTGCTGATATCATTATCTTTTTTTGTTAACGATTCAATAGAAGTTTTAAATCCACTAGAATCCTGTTCAAACTTAGTTACCTTCTTATCAATTTCACCTTGTTTATTCTCAACGTTAGAAATCGTACGACTAACACCTTGTAAACTTTCCTTCACTTCATTTACTTGTCCTGTTGCTTGATTTTGCGCTTCCTGCACTTTTTTATTTAGCTCGTTTTTTGTGGACTCAATATCTTTATTAACTTGGTCTAAAGTTTCTTTCTTCACCTTTTCAACATCAGGAACTACCGGGTCCCAAATACCATCTTTCCAGAGTTTTAAAATACCAGGCTTCCCGTTAGAAATATCTAACCATAATGTCTTTCTATCTTTAAGACTTGTTGTCGGTGGATTCTTTGCTTCAATGATTTCCACAGTGTTATTTTTTATGTCCTCTTGAACTTTTTCAGCAAGTGTCTTCGCTGCTTCCGATTCCTTCTTAGCATTACTAGCTGTTCCATTAGCTTCTTTCACCAATTTATCTAACTGATCTATCATTTCTTGCTTATTGCCTAATGAACTAAGAATCCGATTGTAAATCTTTCTTAATTCTTCATTTGAATCAACAATTTCATGATAATCTCCAAATACATATTTATCTTGTAATGGATTTTTATGTGATTCATCCCCAACAATTGCCCTTGCTTCTAAATAAAGCTTAGGTGTGAATCCAGTGTCTTTTATTCGAATTGTATCGCCCTCATTAATTAACTCATGAGCTAATCCAAATACACGACCAATCGATTGTGCTTCAACTTCATAAGAGACAGATGTATTTACACGTTTTTTCAACTCTGTATTCATAAGAGTCATTAAACGTTTTGAGTCCATATCTTGGTCTTCTGTCTCTGGAACATAGAAACCGAATTTATGTTGCCCTTTTTCATTCCATCTTTGGAAAGCGTCACTGTCCACAAGGTAAGGGATACCCTTATTTATTTCCGCAATAGTAACAAACTCTCCACCTTCTTTTTTTACGAAACCTAATAAGGCTGTACAAATATTTTGAGAGTTTTCAATCCGTTTAATCCCTATCAAATCTTTGCCGAGAGTTACTTCTTTCCCTGTTTCTCGACCACGCTTCTTAATCATATCAACGTAGCGTTTAATTCGAGTACCTACAACTTCAATTCGATATTGAATTTCTAATTCAAATAAAGAAGCAATTTTCTTTAGAAAACTCAATGGATCAATAAATTCATCAATAATCATAGTGCGGAAGCTAGAATACTCAATATTACCTATTTCATACTTAGTCCCCGCTAAAGCTACAGCCGTTAATTCATGTGCTGTTTTCGATTCAAATCTTTGTGGAGGGATAATTCCAGCTTTGGAAAGCTGAATCCATTCACCAGATGCATAAGCGATTACTGATCTATCATCAGAATCCTTTTCAATTTCAGTAATTACATAAGGAATAATACGACCATCACGCACTTCTTTTAACACTAAATTTTGTTGCATAAGTGTGGATGAATGCCTTGTATTATCAAATACTTGAAACTCTAATGTATCAATGTTATTTTTGATTTCCCAATGCCTTTTATCATTCCAATAGTCTTTAGGCTGAATAGATGCTACGATTTGTTCTGTTTTAAAATCAACAACATGCAATTCACCACTTGGCGTTCTCATCTGTATCTCTCCCTGTAACTGATTGTCGCTGTAACATCTGGTGGCATAATATCAATACGATTATCTCCACGTATGATCTTAGGAAACTCACTAAATATATCTTTAATATTAATAGCATCTTTCCCGTTGATCGTAACAAGGCTTCTTTCTGTATCGATAATCACTTTGTCTCCTGTATCGAAAATATAAGGCTTTGTATTGGAAGGGACTTTGTTTATCTTCCAAATCTTTAAATCATCAATTTGCATGGTATAAACAGGTGTATTCCTATCCCATCTACAAATAGCAATCATGACTTGTGCAATTTTTCGTTCTGACATCGGATTCCCAGTTTCATCAATCCAACGTTCAACAAGTGAAGCATCGTCTATTTCCGTGCCATACTTAAAACGTGCCACATAAACAGACCACTCTTTCCCACGTCTTGCAATACGTAATCTTCCATTGAAATTATTAAATGTATTAGGATGAGCACCAGTTTTATCAACTAATTTTCTTATACTATTTGGCGTTCCATTATTCCCAACTCTCATATATGCCTTTGTAATTTCAGCATCCGCATATAAATCATTCATATTAATACGAGCTACCACATTACTCGCTTCATCTAAAAGTAGGAATTCCACACGCCCCATTTGATCTATATTTTTAGATTGCAAGTGAACTCTGGCTTCCATTTCGAAATCTTGAATAGGTCCACCAGGTATACTTTTCTTTGCAATACCGCCATGAAATTCTTTCGTACCTTCTGCACCGTAATATGGACAATAAATCGCTGTTCCATCTTTCACCTTTAGTTCGCCTGTACCCTTCATCTCTTCCACTTGTCCAGTAACAGGAGTCCAACCTACAACGGATGACATTTCATCCCACAACACGCGTTCACGCTCTTGTACAGTTGATTCTTCCACAGTTAATGGATAACCAATACGGAAATAGTTTCGCTCTAAAGGATATGCACCAAACCATACATCTAAAAAAGTGCTTGGTTTTTTCACAATCATTTCAATTATTGGTGGGGATTCTACACTTCCTTTATTAGTAAAATTAGAAGTTATTTCTGTAGACCAATTTTGCACAAATGGATGAGTTTGTACTTTTCCTAATTTATAGGGCATCGGACAAATGAATTTCAAAGTACCTTTGCCTAATGTAACGAAATCATCAAGATTAAAATCTTCATCAATAACAGCTATATATGTTCTGTCTGGTTTTGCATCAAAAGTTAGCTCGGCTGCTTGTTCAGTAATAAGCCATTCTGCTATTTCTTCTTTTAATGTTTCTAAATCCGTTCCATCTGGAACTATAATTCCAACAGGTACAGGAAGCGGACGGGGCTCTGTATCTGTATTTAATAATCTGGCACCTGGATATCCGGGAACCTTTAGAAAATTACGCTTCAAAGGTGCCCATGTTGGCGGACTCCATCCTTTTTCTATTTGAATGTATTCCTTACGTTGATTGTTAAATGTAAAAGAACTCATGCTAACACCTCATTTCTTTATAAAATAAAAGAAACCCAAACCTAAAAGGCTGAGTTTCTTTGTTCTTCTCGTTCTTGATATTCCTTTGTATATCGATAAGTACCGCGCGCCACGTCTCGACCTTCTAAAACAACAGGAACCTCAACAACTAAATCACCACCAAGCATCGGAATTACTCCATTACCGCCAGATGACCCTGACGAATAATTAAACACTTGATTTGCGGCACTAGCTGTCATTGCTTGTCTACTATTTGACATACTTCCATATACGCCACTCATAACGCTCTTTAAGCCTGATAACTGACTCATAGAATTAGCCATCATACGACTCATATCACCCATTAATTGATTTATGTCTCCTGACATACTAAATTGTTCTCGTGGCATGGCTGCTACGATTCCAGCACCAATAGCTCCAAGTGTCTTTTTGTTTAAAGGTAAAACGGCTTCATCCCCAGCTTCACCAGCACCTTGCAAGTTTCCGCCATTCATACCAAATATAGTTGGTTTAGTGAAAATACCACCTTTTGCACGCCAATCAATATTGAGTCCAGATGGGAACGTAATATCTTTTCCTAAAACGTTTTTCGTACTAGTTTGTAAGCTAAAGTGTGGAAGAGGTGGCATTTCAGGTTTTGGGATTTTTAACTTTAAACCTTCAAAGAATCCCTTGATTTTATCGATGAATCCCTTTACCCCGTCAACCGCATCTCTTATTGGGTCCATAATAAATCTTTTCGCTGCTTCAAATTTTTCTTGTGCAGCATTCTTTACAGCATCAAATTTCTCACGCGCTGAATTATACAAACTCTCAAACTTTTCTTTAGCTGAATTATAAGCCTCCGTAGCTGGTTGAACTACATATTGCTTCACTAAATTCCAAGCTGAAAGTGTATATGATTTTATTTTTTCCCAATTTCCTAATATTCAGTTTGCTAAATCTCCAAGTTTTTCTTTCGTTGTATTCCACAATTCTTGCACTGGCTGGATAACATACTGTTTTACCAGGTTCCATCCTGCCAACGTATAAGACTTAGCCAGCTCCCATTGTGAACTTAACCAAGAAACTAAATCACTAAACTTTTCTTTCACCATGCTCCAAGCTTCTTGGACTGGCTGAGTAATATATTGTTTAAATAGTCCCCATGCAACTTGCGCTACGGCTTTTGCAATTTCCCATTGTGTCCCCAGCCAAGTAACCAATTCGCCAATCTTTGCACTTACCCAATCATAAGCTTGTTGAATTGGTTGAATGATATATTGTGAAATGGCTGCCCATGCAATTTGTACACCAGCTTGGATAAGTAACCACCCTGCTTCTAAAACTGTGGAAACCGCCGAAATAATTGGATCTAAAACAGTAAGAATAGTGTTCCAGGTTTCTTGCCAAGCTTGTACGAGTGTTCCCCACAGTTCAGAAGCTGTTGTAACTAAAGAGGTCCACCAAGAGGAAGCTGTTTCAACAATCCCAGACCATAGATTACTAAAGAATTCCCCTATTGGATCAAAGAAACTATGCATCATTTCAGTGAATGAAGCCCAAGCTCCAGAAAAGAATTCAACAATAGAATTCCATGTACTACTACATATTTCACCTATACCTGTCCACAAATCACTAAAAAATTGACCTATCGGATCAAAAAATGAATGCATTGTTTCTAAAAATGAATTCCAGGCTTCGCTAGATGATTGAACGATACCGTCCCAAAGTTCTATCAAATATTCTTTAATAGAATTCCAGGCTTCTATGGTCCAATTTTTTATATCGTCCCAGTTTTTATAAATGGCAATTCCTATAGCTGCTAAAGCTGCTATAAGAAGAGGAATACCGGCAACAAGTCCAGCTGCCGCTAAAGCTCCAATCTCAAAGAAGCTCATGACTGTCATGACTATAGGAGCAAGTGCCATAATTGCACCTGAGATTATACCAATAGCCATTGCAACAGCTGTTAATGTGGCTGCTAATTTAGGATTGTTAGAAATCCATTCAGCTACTTTGGAAATAACATCAGCTATAACACTAAGAACTGGCTGAAGTGCAACTTGTAAATCTTGCATTGCTTTTTGAAACTTAATTGCTGGGCTTGCATCCATTTTTTTGATAGATTCATTTAATTTATCCTGATTCTTCTGGAAGTCTACTGTTTTTTCTGAAGCGTTTATTAAAGTATTAGTTAAATTTTGTCCTTGGTCTTCAAACATAGTGGCTAGAACTTTAACCCCTACTTGATTCTTTTTAACAGGATCTTCTATTCCTTCTATCGCTTTAGCTACTTCCACCATAGCTTTCGAACCGTCACTTCCACCTTTAGCGACAGCTGCACCCCATTTTTCTATTTGTTCAGTAGCAATGCCTGATCCATCAAGTGCTTCTTTTAAAGCTTTATCCGCACCTTGAGCAAATTCAGCTAGTTGGATTCGCCCCTCCTTCAGCCCATCCAGCATATTGTCGATATTCCAGCTACCCGTTTCAACCCCTGCTTCCATAATCGCTTGAACTTCTTCAGCTTTAAAACCCGCACGAGTCAGCTGACTTCCGTATTCGGCAATGATATCTAGTTGCTCTGGTGGGAATCCCATTTTTAACAACGCATCAACCATACCAAGAGCACTTTCTTGAGTTATCCCTAATTCACTACCTATTTCGTATGTTTCTTGAATTAATTCTGTAAAATCTATTCCTTCATAGGATTGCGCGATTGTTGCTGCTCCCTTTACTATAGATGCATTCGCTTCATCACTAATGTTTTTATTTAAAGCCCATTGTCTACGTACACCAGCAAGCGATTCTTCAGCATCCACCCCATAAGCGGTTACGCCTCTTATTGCTTCTTCCACTGATTTTTTAGAGGACTCTGGAACATCGAATGTTATATCAATCTTAGTTTTCAACTTTGACATATCCATTGCTTTTTCAATCGCAGTTGCAATACCACCACCGGCAGCCATACCACCTATGACATTTTCTAATCCTACCTTTAGTCCTTCAAACTTCTTCTCTGTTCTTCCGGCTTCTTGCTGTAAGTCTCTTAATTCATTTCGTACTTGTTGAATTGAATTACCAGCATCCACAGATCGAAGGGCGCGTTGTAATTTCTCTATATCTGTTTCTGCTCCTAATGCTTCTCGGCCGATAATCCCAATCGCTTGTTCTAATTGTTTACTGGTTGCCGTCCCACTTCTAATTGCATTTACAAGACGATTTCCTAATGCCCCTGCAAAATCATCAACGCTTTTTCCTGTAGCGCTAAACAATGTTTCTAATTGCCGAGTGGAACTGGCTACATTGTCTTGTTCTGCTTTCATGTTTCCAAGTTTATTTTTCAGACCATTAAGCGATCCTTCTGTAAATTCAATTTCACGCCTGAATGCACGATATTGTTCTTCAGAAATTTTACCGTTTTGAAATTGAGCTTGCACTTGTTGTTCCGCTGCTTTTAATTTATCTAGCTTTTGTGTAGTGTTTTCAATTTGTTGTGTAAGTAACTGTTGTTTTTGAGCAAGTGCCTCAACGTTACCAGGATCAAACTTTAATAAACGTTCAACATCTTTTAATTCTTTAGCCAAAGAATCACTTTGTTTATTTACATCTTTTAAGGCATTTTGTAACGGTTGCGTATTTCCTCCGATTTCAATCGTAATCCCTTTAATTCTTCCTGCCATATTCTCACCTCATTTCCTAGAAAGAATCGTAATCTTTTTGATTCGCTTTTCTTACTTTTTCTTTATCTGGATTTTCCATTTCAGCAAATTCAGCAATATAATCAAAACAATCGCCGATTGTCATGGTTTCTAAATCCCAATACGTTAATTTTGCTTTATAACAAAGAGCAAGGAACAAATCAGTGGTTAATTCTTCATCACTGAATGTCCCTTGCTTTTCATCATTTCCTGTTATTTTTTTTTTGCTCCCATAGTGACTTGAACTAATTCCATGATTTCTGGCATGATTTCTTCAATTGGGAATTCTTCAAATTCATCCAACCACGTCATAGGATCAGAAATATTTGAATCAGCCGTTTTAGCAAATAACCAAGTCAAGTCATAAATAAGTTCAAAGTCCACTTTACTTATATCAACATTAGACATATCAATAGGTTGTTCTGATCCATCTGGCGTAGTTAACGCATTAATTGCTCCTAACCCCATCATATCTGCAAATAAATTACGTCTGAATTGTGCTTTATATCGTTTAACTGTTGCCGCTGTGCTTTTTAATCGAACTTGTTTTCCATCTATTACAATTGTTTTTTCCATCTTGTTACGCTCCTTTTGGTGCTGCTGGGGTTTTTACATACACTTTTTTGTACCAGTCGTTATAAATTGCTTGTGTTGTTTTAGCAGTCGTTTTCGTTTTAACCATTGGTCTTCCACCAGGCGCTAAAACAATTGGACTAGAAACAAACTTCAGTTCATTTGTATTTGGTTCAGCAGAACTTGTTTTTGTTTTAGATGCAATCGTTGGACGACTTGCTGAACAGTTATACATAACATGACGGGTTGCGTTCACATCACCATCAAACTCAAATAATAAGGCGAATGGTTTTCCTTTTGCATCCGCTAATTCATTTAATACGCCATCCGTTTCATCTAACTCCTCACCAAGTGCATCAATAGCAAATTGCTCTGGGATAGTAGCAATACTTAATGTTCCATCGTAACCTTGGTTATTACTTGCCGCGTAATAAAGCATATCATCTGCATAGAATTCAATTAAATCACCGCGTGGCTCAAAAGTCAGTTCAACTCCACCAGGTAATGGAATAGGTGTCCCGAATTTAACCAAAAAATCCTTAGTATCTAATGGTACATAATGTACATTTTTCAAACCGAATGTTACCTTGTTTTCATTCATTTACATCAACCTCGTTTCATATACTTTTTGATACATTTTTTCAGATTCAATAAAAGTCCCATACGATTCATAAGGAATCTCATGATCGTCTAGGACTTGTTCTAGCTTGGCTTCCGCAACTAAATTTTTCTTAGTTGTATAAAGCTCTATATTTAAATCATTTATCTTGTGATAGACCTTGTTGTCAGCCATTAAGTTCGCTGAGCCATCTACAAGAAAACATATATACGGTGGTGCTGGAACCGGGGTGCTCGGCGTTGCTGTGAAATGCGAATAAGCCACAGGATAACCTGTAGCTTCAAGGATTTTTATTAATTCCCCTAATGTTAATGTCATGATTCGATTGCCCTTTCAATACGTCTTGGCAATTCATCAATTACATACTCTTCAACTGGACGAATATGAACTTGTGCTGGAACTCGACCACCACCGACTTTCGCATGACCCTTTTCTAAAAGATGTGTTAATTGTCCTTGCGTATTATGAAGGACAACACCATTACCTTCTTTTTTCTTACGCCATCCTTTACGATAAGCACCTGTTTTTTTAGGACTATTTTGCTTTAATTTACCTACAGCAATATCGCCCACTTCATCAATTTCATTTTCTAAGTTTTCTTCCACAACATTTGCATACCTTTGTAATTCTCTAGCAATCTCACTCGCAAAATCATTCATATTAAGTATGCTCCTTTGCGATAATAGTTAATGTTTGATACATTTCATCGTCATTCATTGGCGGTTCGATAATATCAAAGATACGACCTTTCATATTAATTCGCATTTCTTCTGTAATACCAGAAGTGTATGGAATCACGAATCGATAAATCAGTGTGGCCTGTGAAGCTGAAGCTTCAATGTATTCTGACCCTTTTACTGTTTTTATCATCGCCCAAACTTTTTTTACTTCTTTCCAATCTGTTTCAATTACCTGGTTTAATTCATCTTTTATTACTACAGGTTGTTCAATATTGATTCGATTTCTAAAATCGCCTGTATTCAGTGGCTTTTTGTATTGAAAAGGACGCATTTTATTCACCGTCCAGCTTGATTTCTTCTAAAGCTTTTTGAATGCCGAAGCTATTAATTTCCGTTAAAAAATTCTCAGAAAAATACTCGAGTGCATCATTATAAACATAGCGAGAACGTTCAAAAACTAATTCTTTGAACGTCTCGTCTTTGTTTATGTCATATGATCCACAGTCTTTTATTAAAGCTTTATTGGATGCAAATAGGATGCGTCTTAGGTTATCATCTTCATCATCACCTAATCGCATTCTATCTTTGAATTGCTGTAATATTTCATTTGAAATTACTGTTTCCATTTACATCATTCCTTATTTAGTTGCTGGTGGTGTTTCCTCAAGGCTTAATGTGTAAACTTGTGAAGTATATTTGTCCTTTGGCTTACCCGTAGCATATTGTTTAGCAATATAAAGTGTTGCATCTTCTAAAGCTAATGTTTCTTCATACTTTTTAATTGGTTCAGTTCCACCCATCGCTGCAATATACTCTCCTTTAACAAAAAACAGCACCTTACCTTGAGGTACAAACACTGATTCTGTAGGAGTTGGATTGAACGGTAAGCTTGTCACATACACTCCAGCTGCATTTTGAATTGTTGCATTTGCTTGGATATCAAAAGTATCAAACGGATTTGTTACCATAACTACTTTCCCAGCAATATTTTTTGGTCTGTCTGCATCAGTTTTACCATCAGGATTTAGCTTTTTAGCCAGTAATTTAACAACTCCTTTTAATTCATTGATTGTTTTTCGACCTGGTTCAAATGTTAAAGTCCCTGCTATTTTTTTATCTGGATATACTCCTCCAACAACACTTCCACTTGGATCTTTTAACAATCCAATAGGTTCATCTTTACCTGTACCAATTACGAATCCACGTTCTAAACCAACAGACATAGCTTCTGAAATCATTGTACGAACATATCGTTCCACCCAAACTGGACCAAGCTTCAACATATCATTCGCTAATGGAATAAATGCCGTTAATTTCAGTTGAGTAATAGATTCTTTTCGGAATGTAGCATTTAATTTCCCTTTAATATCACCAAATAAAGGTCCCCATACAGCCGCACCTTCTGGATCTCCATAGATAAATTCTGTCACAGCACCTAAGTTTTCTAATCCTATATGTTCTAACAACGGATGACCTTGAACTAAATCATCAAAAATTCTCTCTTGTGTTGTTTTAGGTAAAGTTTCAGTAGATTTAAAACCACCATCTTCAACAACGGCATTAAAGAACTTCATTTCTTCACTTGTTAGTACATTAGCACCGCGAGATTGCATAATAGAACGGTCTACCATTGATTCATTCACTTGATTTAAAATATCTGCTCGTACATCTGTAGCAAGTGCTTCAATCATAGAATTTAATGCCGCTGTTTGTTCTTCTGGTGTCCCTTCCTGTGTTGCTTTCGCAAAAGCTAGTTTTTTCTCTTCAAAATTATTAAATTTAATCACCATATTTTATTTTCCTCCTAGATTTAAAAAGAGCGTACTCAGATTCTGTTTTGTATTAACAGGCTCTTGAATAGGCTCTTTTGGATTTTGATTATTTGGCTGTTTCGTATACTTAGCTACTAAATCTTCTTTGAAGTTTTCCACAACTTCCTCTTCTTCATCTTCTTGCGTATCATCTATTTCGATTTCATCAGCAATTTCATCAGCTAAACCAAGAGCAACTGCTTCCTCTGCTGTTAGCCATGTTTCATCTTTTAATAGTTGTCTTAATTCTTCATCTGTTCCAACAAAACGTTTCTTATAAGATGCCGCTAAAGCTGAATCAATCTTTCGTAAATCTCGTGCTGTTTTTTCAAATAGGTCTGCATTTCCATATTCGATGGTACTTGCTTGATGAATCATCATCATAGTATTACTAGGCATAACAATCTTATCACCAGCCATTGCAATAACAGATGCTGCGCTGGCTGCCCACCCATCAATATGAACTATAATTTCGGCATCATGTTGCTTTAACAGATTGCAAATTGCTACACCATCGAACGCGGAACCTCCACCCGAATTAATATGAACGTGAATTTTTTCTGCTTTAACATCTTGAATTTTTCTTCTTACTGCTTCAGCATTATTTTCACTAAACCATCCACCAATTGATCCATAAACAGTTAATTTATACTCATTTTCTCCTTTAGCTTCAAAACGAATATCTTGTTTTAAATTTAAAAGCTTATTCATATTCACATGTTCCATCATTTCTCACCTCCTTCAGATTCATCTAATCTTGTATAGTTTTTCGTAATGTGATGAACATTTAAGTTCGGATCATCCGAATCTTCATAATCTACTTCTGATCTAATCTCATTTCCTGTAAATGCACTTGAAGAAATGAGTTTATCAATACTTGTTGCAAGGTCAAATATACTTTGGTAAGAAACAGCCTTAACCTCAACTTTTTGTCCCAAAAGATATTCACTCATTTCAAAGAATTTAACGTTCGCTTCATCAGATAGTTTTTTTAATAATGGACGTACTGTGAAAAGCATATAATTTTTCGTTTGCTTTTCTACATCAGCCATTTCTCCATATATCAAAGCTGTAGGAATACCAATTGCCATAGCTACTTGATTTAAAAAGCCACTGGTTACTTTGTTGATTTCTTCCACACTTGGTCCATTCGCAACACCATTATATATTTCGTTATAATTAATACCCTTTTGTTGCGGAACAATAGCTATATCTTTTGAACCAATTGACTTATACATGTTGTCTATAAACTCTTGTAACTTCGCTATTTGTTCTTCTGTTTTAGCACCAATCATATCCATATCAACTGTTCCACGAACTTGATTTTTACGTTTTTGAGAGTTTAATATTCTGCCGAATAAATCCCCATAATCTGCAAATAATCCATCAATAAGTGGAGATAATTTATCGTTCCGATACTTTAAGTGAATTACTTCGCTTTGTTTAAAATTTCTCTTAAACGTGTAATCTTTTACTATTACATCGGTAAAAGTATCTTCAAACACAGCATACTCATTATGTTGAAATCCATCGGCAATAAGTAAATCACCATCATCAGCTTGTATGACTAAGCATTCATTATCATAAATAAGTTTACGAATAAATCTTTCCCAGAAAGTGCTTGCTGTCATGTTTTTGTTCGGTCTAACGTTTAATCGATAATATAGCTCATTCTTTTCAAATGCTTTACCGTTTCTTACTCTGAATTCAGATTGACTAATCGTTCTTCCTAGAAAAGATACGCATGTATCAAGTGCTAATCGTTTCATGTGAAGCCTGTTTGCTGTATCGGCAATCAAATCCAGATCAACCATAAATTCTAATTCTTTATTTCTTTTAAATACTGAACCTAAGCCTAACCATCCAATGATTATCACCCCCTTTATTAGAATTTAATATCACTTAATATAAAGTCAGTTGCTTCTTGTATTTCATCTGCTCGATAAAGAGCGTGCACAAAGCTCTGGAATCCGTCAGTTTTTCTTCGCACCGGTTCTTTTTTTTCATATATTTTGTTTCCGTCACCTTTAATTACAACCAATACATTTTGTGTATACCAGCGCATAAGAGGATTATCGCCGAAAATAATTTGCTCATTTGCAAACGCCATTTCAATCCGCGGTGCTAATAAACTATGAATTGCTTTAGGATTTCTTATAACTTCTATTTCAAATCCTTCTGCAACTAATAAAGGTCTGATCGCTTCCATCCGGAAGTTATCAGCTATAATTTTCTTAACACCATATTGTTCACGCATTTTTACAAACCAATCAACGATGTGTTGAGGATTGATAGTTGGCTCGTCCACAACAGTTAATAAACCTTGTTCTTCCCATTCTTTTATGGGCGCAAACTTCTGTTTTTTGAACTCGCCTGCTTTTTTGGAATATCCATAATAAATATCAACAAATTCTTTTCGTACAAAGGAATGTGTTTTGAAAAGATACTCACCAGATTGTCTAAATAAAAGACCACACGCTGCGAAATCTCGGATACTTGCAAAGTCCAACGAACCAATACATTCTTGTCCATGTAAATCTGGAAACGGTCGCTCTGTAGCAAGAATTTCTGACCATTTTGCAACAGAGCGTTCTAAATTAGTAACAGGTAAGTTCATACGCTTTGTCATGAACTCTTCTCTATTACTCGGGTCGTCTTCTAAATCTTCATATTCTTCTTTAATTGTTTCAAGTAACCCTTCAGCATACTCACTTAAAGGCTTAGATAACATGGGATTCGCAAGATCCCAATTATCAAGATCATCTACTTCAGTTTCGTCATTCAATTTACAAATAAAAGGAAAGACGGCATTCGGACGCGCTTCGCCGTTTAATACCTTCATTGCCTTTTCTTTTTGCTTATCTAAGAAACCATCACGAACATATCCATCTGTACCAATGTAAAATTCACGTGGGTTTTTCTTTTTCCCTAAACCACTGATATGAACACGGACATCTTTATTGCTTTCGTATTGATGTATTTCATCAAATACAACCGCACCATCACGCAAACCATCTTTGGTATCTCCATTTGAAGTCCTAAACTTCAGTACACTTTCAGTAGCCTTTGAAACTGTTTGAGTTAACGTTGTTTTAAAGGCCCTTTTCAAGACCTCATTCTTCTTCACGCATTTATGAACTTCGTCAGGGCTTGTTTTTGCTTGCTCTTCACTATTCGCAACAACTGAAATGTTATACTCTGGAATGCCATGTAATTCGCTAATTAAAAAGTGAATAATAACAGAAATCAGACCATTTTTACCGCCGCCACGTCCTAACATCCACAGGAATTTACGATAAAATACACGTCCATTTTTCTTATAAAATAAAAAGACGAATGCTATTAAGAATTTTTGAAATGGCTGCAATGGAAAATACCACTTCTCACCGAAGTTGATACAATCCTCAATCATTTCATCATCAAAATACAAATCGTCTCTGTTTAAAACATGTTTTTCTAGATATTCAATTAACAGTTCTCTTTCTTTATTGAACTTTACTTTCCCACTTCGATAAAGTTCAATATATTCTTCCACATACTTTTGCTTAATCATGTAAGATCACTTTTGTTATAACCTGTATTAGGGATATTATTCTTAACAACAAACTTTATATCTCTGCCTAACGCAATTAAAGAACTGTTAATTTTATTCCTTTCACCTATAAGAGGGTGGGCTTTAACAAAAACTTGAGAACCGTTTTTTACTGTTACGGACTCACCTTCTTTATTAATAGTTTTATTTATTTTTCTAAATGCTTTGACAAGATCAATATATCTTTCTACCTTTTCAACTTCGACTAAATCTGTAATATCAATACTATTCATGAGCTGTTCTTTTAGCCTTACAATACTAACAGCCATCTACCCACCCCCCCTTACGTGCGTAATTTCGAAAAAAACCTGACAGTTAACCCCCTCCTCCGGTGCCCCTTAGAGCAATTTTTAATGAAATATTTTAAGGGGGGGTACTGTTTCTGAATCATTTTCACCACTTTTCATCGTGTTCCCATTTGTTGATTTTCTTTTTGAATGTTCTACCGTGTTCTTTGTTATGACAATCCACACAGACTGTTTCTAAATTGTCTATTTCTAATGCAAGTTCTGGATGATGTTCTAGTTCTTTTATATGATGGACAACGAGTTGAATCTTCTTACGCTTTGCACTCTCACTGTGTTCATTCGTGTCTGTTTGAACACGACCATTTCGTTTACACTCTTGGCACTCATAGTTGTCACGCTTCTTCACTTGTTCTCGTATACTTTTCCACTCACCACTGTCATAGAACTTACGCTTCTGTTGTTTGGTTTTGTATTCCTTCATTAATCATTGCACCACCATGTTTACAATGTTTGCACTGTAATCCATCTTTCGTTCTAGCTTGTCGCTCAGTGTATCGCTCTTTGTGTCCGCATGATATACATCTAAACTGTACAAACCTCTTTGGTTTCTTTTCTTCTAATAACCCAAGAATGAATTTATTTACTACACTTTCACCAGCTGCTTTCATCTGGTTTGGCGTTGAATTATTAACTATCTCATCTAATTTATCTTCTAATTGTTTTAATAATTTGCTTTCATTATTATTAATTGCTTCCTCGCCTAATCCTTGAACGAATGCATCAAGGACAATCGCCATCTCAAGTTTAGTTAGTTGCATCTCTTCTTCTCTCCTTCCTCAATTATTCCACGGAATTGAATATCAAGACATTTTTCACAATAAAAACTTCCTAGTTTATTTTAAATAGCCTTTTCATATCTTACAAAATAACCCTATTTTTGAAAATTAATTAAATCCATAAAGATTTTATATACTCATAGTGCAATAATAAAAGATAGAAAGGAGGTGACATCGTGCATGCTATTAACAATTTATTCATGCGTTCAGTTCACTTCTTTTATGAACATTTTATCTTATACTTAATCGCCCTAGCTCTTAATGCAACATTCAGCGTTATGCTCATGGATTTTACGCATGATATCCCCACTAGTAAAGGAGCAATTGGCTACCTATTTACTAATCCTGAATATATTATCACCTCAATCCTACTTTCATCTAGTATTGGATTGGTATGGATAATACTTTCGTTTTTACCACTTGCAATTGCTTATGATAGTACAGATAAACTTGCTAAATTGGTTAGAATTTTTCTGGTGGCTATTGGAGTTGCCTTAACAATTACAGGATTCATGTTTATTTGCCGAGCAATCAGCTTTTTCGGTCTCTTAATTATTGGTGGTCTTATGGTATTCTTTGCCCTAAAAGCGATATCAGAAGATTAATAATCATCTTATTCTAAAATACTCAAAAGTAATTTATTCCTTCTAATACCTTTTGGGTATTTCTTTTTATCTACCGCCTATGTAATTTTCACATTATAAAAAGAGCAACCATGTATCTGCTGCCCTTTTGCTAACCTCTTATTCTCTTACTCAAAATACGGTAAATGAAGTTTTACCATTGATAATAGAAAACACCCCTACCATAAAAGATAGCGGTGTATCAAATAGACAAGTCTTGTTCGTACGCTTCATATTTTTTAGTTTGGTTGTGAGGTTGTACGCCTCTTTCAATCGCTGACAATACATCACTCTCCTGGAGTTACTTCTATTTGTCTCGGAGTCAGCGATTGAAAGAAGAGCAAAAGCTCTCCTTAATAACGGTATCATTCAATCGTTACCATCTGCTGGTTTCGGATTTTATGTGCCGTCATTACGAACCGTTTAGAGATATAAGAACAACATAGTGAGTTGTGTTTTCCGCCACTTCTCACAATACAAATATATCACGTTAATTCCAAAACAACCGGCACATTTCCTGCCAAAAAGCGGTCACAACTCTGCCACTTATTTTCATATTCTTCTCTTAAGTATTTTATATCAATGACTTACCCATATCTTATATTCTGTGTAACTGAGTCAAACGCTACAGCCCTTGCTATTCATAGTTTTATAACACTTTCTCTTTTGAGTTACACAGTAAGAAAATTATGCGTAACTGTATAGATTAAAAAGAAAAAACAATGCTTAGATTTTAAATCTACTCATTGCTTTATCCATTGCATCTTGATTTACACCTATATAACGTAACGTGACCTTCTCTGACGAGTGATTGAATATCTCCATAAGTAATGCTATGTTTTTGGTTTGCATGTACATGTGATACCCATACGTCTTTCTCAATGTATGCGTCCCTATCTCATCTAATCCAAACTCTGCTGCAGCTCCACTTAATATCTTATATGCCATACTGCGACCAATCGGACGATTCTTCCCTTGTCTACTTTTTAATAGGTACTCATCCTCTTCTCTATTTTCATTGAACCATTTAAGCTCTCTCTTTAGTGCTGTTGTAATCTGTATACGCTTCTGCTTACCTGTCTTCATTTCACGCATTGAGATGTGGCTGCTTTTTAAATCTCCAACCTTTAGTTTTAAAATATCACTTATACGTAACCCTGTATTAATTCCCATCACGAATAAGATATAATTACGGTCACTCTTTTCTTTCAAATATTCTTTTATCTGTTGTATTTGCTCTGGATTACGTATTGGTTGAACAAAATTCATTATTCATTACCTCCAGTCTCTTCTGTCTCGTAAACTTCTAATCCAAGTGCAAAAGCTAGTTTATAAAATGCTTTAGACTTCCAACGGCGGTAAGTACGCTCTGACATTCCGATTTCGTTATAAACCATGTAATCACATACATCCTCTTCTTCTAAATAACGTTTACAAATAATATCCCTTTGGATACTTCCTGCACGTCCGTTTCCTAATCGATTTAGAAATTGATCAATACGTAATGACATTCTTTCGAGCCATTCTTCACGTTTACTTTGTTGAATATTCGCTATGGCAACATCTTCTAATGGCTTACCAACTGCATGTGTAGGACCGTGCTCGCGCATTTCATAAGAAGGAGTGACTTTCATTTCTTTACGCATCATCCCAAATTGTCTATGTATACGTACACTTTCCAACACGCCTTCTAATTCCTCTTGTGTTGCCGTTCTATCGATTTTTGGTAAGAAAGATAATTGTTTAGCCATGTAAAGACCACCCCTTTTTATTTTTTAATTACTTTTGTCTTAAAGCTCCACGTCTACGTTCATAACGTGGTCCACGAATCCCCATTAAATCTTCAATGTCACGAGTGCTTAATTTCTCTTTTTGTTTTTTCTTGTTTTTCTTCTTCGCTTGTTTTGATTGCTTATTCCACTCACGCAATTGATCCCTTAGCACCTTCATTTCTCCATCTCCCTTTTCAAAATAAAAAGGACACCATTTCTTAAAACAGCTCTATTGCTGCTCTAAAAATTGGTATCCTCTAGTTTTCTAGCCGGACTGTATTCTGTTTTCATTTATTTGATAATACCAGCCTGCACAAAGATGTTTCTCCAAGCTTTGTTAACTTGGTATTTATCAACGTCTATCGCACGACGAGCGATAGCTTTTCTTATTTTCTTTTTCTTTGCATTTGCCATTCCTCTCATCCCTTTCATGCAAACGTCTCTCATTTCCATTTTGGAGCGTTTCACTCCTCTTGATACCTATATTACATTCAAAAATAATCTAAACGTGAATTGTACCTATTTTATAAAGTCCTTTTTCCCACAAAAGGATTATTTTATTAAAATCTTCACAAGCCATAACTTCGAATTCTTAGATCCAAATGAACCTCTAGACGAATACACCATATGCTAATTTAAATATTTTTTTAGGAAAGTAGGTGAATACTATGCCCTCAGTTGTAGCAAACCTTGTCGTACAAAATAGTGCTGGTTCTTTCAACTTAGGCGATTTTTATAACGTTTCTCCAAAAGAGAATACAAAATCTTATAATGGTTCAGGGGCATCAAATGTTGGTTTTGTTGTCAATACCTTTAGCGGTGTTAGCGCAACAAACACATTTGATGCTGATGTTGCAGACCAAAATCAAGTTGGGACAGCTTAAATTTATTCACTCCCTTCTCCCCCTGAATAAAACTCAATATCCCGTCCATACTATAGATAACCCATCTTTAATGTACTGTAACCATTTAGATCTTCTTTAAGACTAAGCAGTTAGCTTTTGCTAGCTGCTCTTTGGTTTGAAATTAAAATAGCGATTTCGTTCAAATACTTTACGCCCCATGAAAAAATTACATATGGTATCACGTACTCTTTTACATTAAGAGTTTTGGTCCGAAGAGCACTTATGTTTAGTGCTCTTTTTGGTATGGGATGCGAAATAGAGTCTTACTCTTAAGGCCTGTTTTGATTTTCATAGTTTTTTTCCTTACACCTGTGTGTCGGTTTACTCATAAGTTGTTATAGTATCGTTAGTTCATTTATGAGGGAGGTGTAAAAATGAGTAAATTTAAAAAGAATTGTCACATACCCTTTCCATGTGCCTTTCCTTTGCCTCAAATAGGGCCTACTGGAATGACTGGAGCGACAGGATCTTCA